GCTGGCAATAAATTAAACAAAATAGTATTTTTCATTATGTTTAGCCCCCGAAAGGGGGTTTTTTTATACCTCTATTTTGGTAGGGGTTTTCTGTTATCTTGTTTTATGTCAATATATTAATTTATTTTGATGGGTGTAATTGTTATTAAATAGGTATGTTTTTCTATCGTTTTTAGCTCGTTTCTCCTCTCCAACCATACCAATACACCACACAACACCCGTTATGCTCTTAAAACGCCTCTAAATAGCCTTAAATGGCTTTATATGGGGGACTCTGCCTGTAATGATGTGCCAGCAGCTAATATACCTCAACTCTATACACAGCCTACCTTCCATCTGCCAACTGAATTCAATACCCCTATGAATCTAATAGGGGGTACAATGTACTATATCATATGTGTTGCACTTACAAATTATATTCGTATATTTGTTTTATGGCAAAACGTAAGAAGAAAGTAATAGATTTAAACAATCATCCAGAGTCATTAAAGGCATTTAGCTGGTGTATGGAAAGAAACATACGAATCTACCCTATCCCATCTGCCAATCAGTTCAAGATAGTTATTGATAATGGCGCATCAAAGATAGTTTCGCCCAAGCTGTATGATAAGGATGAGTGGTCTGAAAAGATATGGGAGTTATACAGACACTTTTACAATGGAGATAAGCTATCCGTATAATACAATGTACTATAGAGTACAGTGTACTATATATTCTTTTTACACTGTACAATGTATTCTACTATACAATGTACTATATACTATACAATGTACTATACTATACTAATGTATTATATATTGTGCCATACAGACAGTTGGGCAAACACTAACAAACATAAAAGTTAATTTAATATGGCGAATAACGCACAAATACAATTATCAGTTCCAGACGCACTTTCTGACATAACGCTCGGACAGTATCAAAAGTACTTAAAGATACTTGACCAGAACAAGAATGATGAGAATGCAGCAGAGTTTATCAATATGAAGACTATTGAGATATTCTGTAATGTTGAATTCAAAGACGTATTAAAGATTCCTTTAGCTGAGGCGGATAAAGTTCTTAGCATTATCAATAAGGCGTTTGAGGAGAAACCTGATATTATTCGCCACTTCAAACTACTTGACGTTCCTATGGGCTTTATACCAAACATAGAGAATATATCTCTTGGCGAGTATGTAGACTTGGAATCTAACGTAGTTGAATGGGAAACAATGCACAAAGCTATGGCAGTATTGTACAGACCAGTAAATTATCGCAGTAAAGAGAAATATACTATTGCGCCATACGAACCAAGTGACGAGATATCTGAACTAATGAAAGAGATGCCACTAGATGTAGCAATGAGTTCTATGGTTTTTTTTTACGCTTTAGGGATGGAGTTGTTGAAAGCTATCCCGAGCTTTATACAGAAAAATCTGACGGAGGAACAGACGTATCTGCTCAAGCAAACTTTGGCTCAAAGTGGGGATGGTATCAATCAATTTACGCACTTGCTCAAGGGGATGTCCTTAGATTCAATGATGTCACCGAGAGTCCACTCTTCCAGTGCCTCACCTACCTAACATTTGAGAAAGAGAAAAACGAATTAGAAGCAATGATGATTAAGAAAGCATATAAACGATGAGAGCATATTACGAATTAATAGAGAAGCTAAACACATATCTTGATGGTAGTCCATCGGTCAATACAGTTACATTTGGCGATATATTTAAAGTGGACTTATCCAAACAAACTATATTCCCACTAGCGCACGTAAACATACAGAATGTAACTTTCTCTGAGCACATAATGACGTTCTCTTTGCAAGTGATTTGTATGGACATCGTAAACGAGAATAAAGATGATAAACTAGCTGCTGCCTCCACTCCATACAGAGGGCTAGACAACAAGCACGATGTATTTAACACTCAGCTTACAGTAATCAATGGATTGCAATCATCTCTTCGTAGAGGCGACTTATATACCGACAAATACCAACTTACCTCTAACGCATCTGCCACTCAGTTTGAGGACAGGTTTGAGAATCTATTAGCTGGTTGGAGTATGGATTTAGTTATAGAGACCGCCAATACGGATATGCAGCTTATTAACGCAACAGGAGACGCTTGTAGATAATGGATATAGAACTCAAAAATACCGAAGCATACTTAGAAGGTCTCATAGAGGATATGATTGAGTTCACTAAAGGGGAATTAGACAGGTCTCGCAGTAGAGGTGGGTTTAACGCAGCTATTACTGACTTAGGTAATCTAGCCAACAGCTTAAAGAAGGCTGTAGATAAATCTAATGGTGAGTTTAATATGGAAGGTCTTTCTTATGCTCACGCAATAGATGACGGTACAGACGGAGGTTATAGACCTCCACTAGACAAAATGGTAGGATGGGTTAGCCGAAAGGTAAAGACACTGACAGACGCAAGTGGAAAGAAAACACTTGATAGAACAGAATCTAACCTAAGAAGCGTAGCTTACGCCATAAGCACAAAGATTTATAGTAGAGGTATAAACAAAACAGAATACTTGTCAGCGATAGCGCAAAAGTACAATGACTTAATATCATCAAACATATCTGAATACCTAGTTGAAGACGTATTAGTGGACTTAGATACAATAATGATTGATGCTGGTTATATTAGAAAGGGAAACACTTACGAACTAAAGAAATAGAATGGCACAAATAATCAATACAAGGAGTCCGTTTTACATAAAGGTGTCAGATAGCACACTCGCAACAGCTACACTTCAGCTCTACATATATGAGGGCGCAAAAGACACAACGCCTGACGCTGCGGATTTAAAGTACACTATAACTAAATCAGAGCTTGAAGCTAACAATTACGTTGTGTTTGAGGTATCAGAACTCATAAGAGATTACATAGACGTTAAGTACGATGGAGAGTATGATAGCTATTGCGTGTGGGCTAATGCAGTTATAACCGCCACACAATCAACTGGAGCTCCTGTATCATCTCCCACAGTGTTCCCTAGTGATTACGCAAATCAATTTATTGCTGTAGATGGATATGGTTACTTTGAGGAGGGCGTAAATCCTGAACCAAGCCGTTCGCTTCTACAGTCAAACGAGATAATGTATCGACCAGAGGACGGCAATATAAACATTCCTATCTTTGCTGAAGACACTAATAGTGTGGCGTACTACAACAATGGAGTGATTGTTAGAAGCCAAACAATATCTGACAACGATAACACTGACCAAAAGATTCAATACATATCTGTATCAGGAAACTCAGATAACGCCACATACGAAGAGAGAGTTCTGGAGGATGGCGGTACACTTGAGTCATCAAAATGCCTTGAGCAATTCCTAAACTATCTCGACATAGGTAAGGTAGATGAGATTGTTGTAGGTTATGATACTGATGCTGGTTCTGCTGCTCACATTATAAAAGTAAGAAATCTAGATTGCTCTATATATGACCCAATCAGAGTTACCTTTGTAAATAAATATGGCGCACTACAGGATTTGTGGTTCGACAAGAAAAGTATTAATTCAATAGAAGTACAATCAAGCGACTACAAGTCATCTGTGATGAACTTCTCTTCTAACCCAACTTATGATACCTCCGTACATCAGAACAGAGTATTAGATTTAGTAGGCAAGGAAAGCATCACAATGAACACTGGCTACATAGACGAATCATTCAACGAGGTATTCAGACAGCTTATGTTATCGGAACAAGTGTGGATGACCAGATTGACTGATAAAGAAGAAGTAATGCCTTTGCGCCCTAAAACACAGTCGTTACAATTCAAAACTAGAACTAACGATAAGCTCGTAAACTATACAGTAGAATTTGACTTTGCATTTGACAAGATAAATACTATTCGCTAATGAATAAGGTAAATCTATACATAAAACCTGTAACAATAGTAAATGGAAACCAAGTTCAAGGAGACTTTCAGCAAGTGGACTTCTTTGAAGACGAAACGATTTCTGTTACGTCTAAGATACAAGACATTCGTGATATATCTAAAGTATTCACTGATTTCTCTCAGTCATTCACTCTACCAGCTTCTAAGTCTAATAATAAGATATTTAAGCACTTTGACAATTACTTTATATCTGATGGTGCATTTGATGCTAGAAAGAAAGTAGATGCTGTATTAGAGATAAATTACATACCCTTTAGAAGAGGTAAAGTCTTTCTGAATGGCGTAAAGATGAAGAACAACAAAGTACATTCATACAATGTGACTTTCTTTGGTAACACGGTTACAATAAGCGACCTGTTTGGAGATGACGAAATCAGTCAATTAGACCTAAGCGCATTTGACCACGCCTACGGAGCTTCAGACGTGCAGACTGGACTTACTACTGGGTATTTCTCAGAGTCAATCATATACCCCCTCATAACACACACTCAAAGATTATACTACAACTCAGACACAAATCACAGCGCAACAACTCTTGACGGAGACTTAGCCTATCACAATAATAATTCCCATAACATAAAAGTTGCGCTTAGATACGACCAGCTAAAGCCTGCGCTGAAAGTAAAGGATATTATATCTGCTATAGAAACAAAGTACGGAATAGACTTTGTTGATTCTGATTTTATATCCACTGGAGCTATAAGCAATTTATATATGTGGCTTAGTAAGGAAAAGGGTAAAGCAGGTGGCGGACAAAATAACGCTAAAACATTAGGCTCTTGGTCTAAAACAAGCGGAGATAGTGTGCTTGATATTGCATCTAACGGAGAGGATTTCACGTATAATGAGGGAACTGAATGTGACCCTACTGACGTATGTTACTCTAATTTCAGATTAAGTTTAACAATAACGCCCTCCGCTACATATGATGATAAAAAATATGACATTGACTTCTATAGGGATGGTTCTGTTTATTCTACAGTGTCAAACAATACAGGTACTACAACTCACGTTTTCGGAGGTAGCCCACTAGACTTTTATGGCGACACTCTTAAATTTGTAATAAGAACTTCAGAAGTGTTGTTCTTTACTCCTACAATGACTGCAAGTGTGGAAAGAGAGGAGCAAGACTATCCTGATGACCCTATATTTGAAATTATTCAAGGTAATTATAGCTGCCCTGAACTCTCTTCTGTAGGTAGGATATTAGTATCCACGCAGATGCCTAAAATTAAGGTGATGGACTTCGTCTCTGGATTACTCAAGATGTTTAATCTAACTGTTTATTACATAGACGATGAGAGTGATGCAAACTACGGAAAGATTCGTATGCTGCCTCTTAACGACTTCTACAATGACAATCCAAAGATATTCGATATAACAAAGTACGTTGACTCATCAGAGCACGATATAGATTCGACAGTACCATTTAGTGAGGTAGACTTTGAATATCAGAAGCCTAAAACCCTTTTGATGAAACAGCACGAAGAGTCGTTTGGACATATATTTGGCGATGAGGAGTTTAAGCCTACTGGTGTGGACAGAGGTAAGCCATACAAGATAAAGTTGCCATTCGAGCATATGAAGTACGAGAGACTTTTTGATGAGGACGATAATGCAAGAACTAACATTCTGTGGGGTTATTCTGCTGGAGATAACTTTAAGCCAAACACTTCTGACGATGAGGCTCAAGGGAATCCATCAGCTAATTTTGACCCTGTACTTACAAAGCCAGTATTGTTTTATGGTATAAGAACGAACACAGGAACATCTTACAGAATAAATTATCAGACATCAAGTAATACTCACACTCAGTTGTCAAATTACTTTAGACCATCTAATACAAATGAAAGAGGATATTCTGTAGAAGACCCACTTTACACTGGTACTAACTCAACCTCAACCGCATATAAAGTTCAATCTAGCTTCTTAGGGTCAGCAGCAGATATAGGAGATTACATAATAAACACAACAGACAACATAGTAACTAGAGTCGCATCTATAGACGGCTTAGATATTATTAGTGTCGAGGATGATGTTTTTGATAATGGAGATGGATTTAAGTTGTACAGGATTCCAAGTTACACACTAAACTTTGATAATGAAGTTGACGAGTGGACTATAAGTGACTATGGAGGTTCTACGAACTCACTATTTAAGAACTTCTATCAAACGTATATAGAAGACGCTTTTAATCCAAAGAAACGCATATTCAAGCTAACAGCACATTTACCGAATAGTGTATTACTTAATTATAAGCTAAACGATAGATTTCAGATTGGCGACAAAGTATTTACAATAAATTCAATAAACACCAACCTAAAAACAGGGGAATCTAAATTAGAACTACTAAACGTATTATGATAAAAGATATTATAGATTTATTGCAGCTTTCTGATTGGTATGGCGTATCTCACAACGCAGATATCGCTAAAGGACTATATAAAGCACCAAGTAATTGGGATGATGTAAAAGAGACGTTAAGAAGAGTTAAAGAATCAAAATCATACAGAAATGGCTAAACAAGACATCATAATATCCATACAGCTCAAAGGAGCTGAGGGAGCTAGTAAGTCAACAGACCAACTATCTAACGCAACAAAGAAATTATCTGACTTACAGAGACAAGAAGCTATTGAGGTAGCTAAGGTAAATGAGCAGATAAAGATACAGAAAGATATAAACATTGCTGCTGCAAAGTCAAGTCTTGGTCTTGCGTCTGCCACAGGTAAGACGACAGCTCAGATGAAAGCGTCAAGAGCTCAGTCTGGACTTAATAACGCAATCTTACTCGAAACAGGTCGTTTAGCTTCTGATGCGAGTTATGGGTTTACTGCGATTGCAAACAACTTGTCTCAAGTTGTGTCGTTATTCTCTTCATTTGCTAAGACTGCTGGTGGAGTTGGAGCTTCATTAAAACAGCTTGCAGGCTCTTTAATGGGAACTGGAGGTCTATTAATCGCATTGCAGCTTATAATTTCATTCGGACCTCAGATATTTGATTTCTTCGCTAAATTGCTTGGAGCAACAAGAGAGCTAAGAGATGCTATGAAGGGTGCTGCTGATACAATCAAAAAGCAAGCTGGCTCATTTGAGATATACACAAGAACCCTTCAGGATGGATGGAAGTCTTCAGAGGAGATGGCTGATGCCACAAAGATGCTAAAGAAAGAGTTTCCTGAGTACATAAAGCTGTTAAAAGATGCTGAACTAAGTTTAGAAGACCTTAAAGACGGTAATGAGGAAGCTATAGCTATAACTAAAGAATATACTAAGCAGATTAGAATACAAGCTATGGCTCGTCAAGCAGCCATTAAGATTGAAGAAGAGGCATCAAAGATAGTTCAGGTTCAAGTCGATAGAGAGGTAAAAGCAAGAGAAGAGGGCTTCGTTAGCGTTAAAAATGTTATGTTAATGCAAAAGCTCGAAGAGGAGTCTTTAGCGGAACTTACGAAAAAAAGGGAAGAACAAAATGGTAAATTATCTAAAAAGGACACAGTTAATGAGAGAAAAACCAAAAATGCTTTAAAGTACTACAGAAGTATAACTCAACTTAATCAAGATGAGATTGAAGATGCCGAAAAGACTATCGACATCCTTATGGAGTTTACTGACATTCAAACTAAAGACAGAAAAAAAGGATTTGGCAATAGAGAGAGAGACTTTAAGCAGCACCTACTTGATTTAGAAAAATTAGAAGAAAGCTATAGACAGAAAGCTATAGACACTGAGATGATGACTTCTGATGAAATCATAAACGAAGAGGAGAAAAACGCTAAGAATGAACTTAAAATAAGGGTACAATCATTTAAGGATAAACAAAAACTGAGATTAGATGAGTTCTTAGAGACTACTGAAGATGCAGACGAAAGAAAGAAGGCTAATGATGAGTATTATGAATCTATAAGATTAGCTGATGTAGAGCACAGCGAGGTTATGATTCAGCTCGAAGAATCCTTTGAGACAAAAAGAGTTAAACTTCAAAGAAAGAGGTTTGACGATTCTAGGAAACAGCAAGAACGTGCAGATGATATACTAAAGCAATATCTTGATGGAAGAATAGAAACTCAAAAGACATTTGAAGAGGAAAGTAATGAACTTTATTACAATGCGAATGAGAATCGTATTCAGCAGGATATGGATTTTATATCCAAGAGAATTGAGCTTGAGATTGAAGATGTTGCTATTAGAGCTGAATTGCAGAGTCAATTCTTTGCCCTTCAGGATGAACTAAGACAAAATGACTTAGAAAGAGAGTTGTCGGCTATAGATGCTAAGAAGAATGTTAATATGGAGTATGTCGGATTCGCTGAACAGACAGGCTCTTTACTTGAGAAGTTGGGTAATCGTTCTAAAGCACTTGCTAATGTGGCGTTGGCTGTAGAAAAGGGTGCTGCGATAGCAAAAGTCATTGTTAGTGCTCAAGCATCCATCGCTGCAAAAACTGCATCAGCAAATGCGATACCTGCATTTTTACCGCCATTTGGAACACCCAACCCATCATTCTTAGTGGCTCAAGCAGAAGCTAAAGCATCTAATACAAGAACTAAAGTTAGTGCAGCTTTATCTATTGCAAACATATTAGCATCTTTGATAGGTAAAAAAGGAGCACCTAAAGATACTTCTGGAGGCGGAGGAGCTGGCGGAGGTATGCAAATTAAAGCACCAGACTTTAATGTTGTTGGTGCATCTCAGACATCTCAGTTAGCTGAATCCGTTGCAGGTCAGCAAGCTAAACCAGTAAAAGCATTTGTTGTAGGTAAAGATATATCATCACAACAAGAACTAGATAGAAACATAACAAATACCGCATCATTCGGTTAATATAATAGTATGAGAATTATAGAGCTTTTTATAGACGAAGAAGGGTTATTCTCTGGCATAGATGCCATATCAATAGTAGAGAAGCCAGCAATAGAAGAGAATTTTATTGCACTATCCAAAGAAACAGAAGTCAAACTTGCTGAAGTAGATAAGGAAAAGAAGATTCTTATGGGTGCAGCACTAATCCCCAACAAGAACATCTACAGACGTAATGGTGAGGATGAGTACTACATCTACTTCTCTGAAGACACTGTGCGTAAGGCATCGGAGTTGTTCTTGATGCGTGGTAATCAAAACAAAAGCACTTTAGAGCACCAAGCAGAGCTTAACGGACTGTCTGTGGTAGAATCGTGGATTGTAGAGGATAAAGTGCACGACAAGAGCCGTAAATACGGTTTAGATATGCCTGTAGGTACTTGGATGGTATCTATGAAGGTAAACAATGAAGAGGTTTGGGATGACTACGTCAAGTCTGGTAAAGTAAAAGGCTTCTCTATTGAGGGCTACTTTACTGATGAGGTAGCTATGTCTCAGATAGAAAACCTAGAGGAAGAGAATGAAGCTAAACAAATACTACTAGAGGTTGCTAACGTAATTCTTGGCGACAAATACGAATTCGCTACATACGGAGATTATGGAAGTGGCGTTAGAAACAACGCAAAGCGTGGTATTGAGCTAAATAAGAAGGTAAACAATAAGTGTGCCACCTCTGTGGGGAAAATAAGAGCACAGCAGCTCAGTAGGGGTGAAAAACTCAGTGTGTCCACGATAAAGAGGATGTATTCTTACTTGTCAAGAGCTGCCGAATACTATGACCCAAGCGATTCTAAGGCTTGTGGCACAATTTCATACCTTCTATGGGGTGGAAAGGCAGCATTAGGATGGAGCAGGTCTAAACTGCGTGAATTAGGCGAATTAGAGCTTAATTGCGACTGTCACGAGCTGACTGAGGAGCTTGAGTTAGGATTGTATGATAAGTCGTATAAGGACTACCCTAGCGCAGCCAGAAAGAACGCTAAACAAGCTCTTGCATACTATGATAGTAATAAACCAAGATGCGGAACACCTCAAGCGTGGCAATTTGCTAAATTATTAGCTGAAGGTAAGCCACTGTCTCGTTGTTTGATATCTGAGATGGCATCTTACAATAGGTTTGAGAAAAAGAAGAATGAACCATACAACAAAGGTTGTGGTGGTCTTCTTTGGGATGCTTGGGGAGGAGAAGAAGGTATTCGTTGGGCAGAAGGTAAACTTGACGAGATAAACTCTCAGGAATCTAAGCTAGACTTATCGTCTAAAGAGATTGATGGAAGACTCGCCTACGATACAAAAGAAGAAGCAATAAAGATTGCAAAGGACATAGGTTGTGAAGGATATCACACTCACGATGTAGATGGCGATACTTGGTATATGCCTTGCAAAGAACATAAATTAGCTAAATACGATGACAAAGGAAGAATTATTAGAAGCCCGAAAGCTCCAAATTCCGATACTAAAAACCCTGCTCCAAGACGAGGTAGCGATAGCAATCCAAAGGGAGCTGCTGGGAAGGGAAGGGGAGTATCTGTTCCAGCCAGAGTGTTAAAGTCTTTACAGAAGAAAGCTAGTGACTTCAACGAGAAGTATAAATCTAAACTCGGTTACGGAACAACTGTAGGTCAACTGAAATCTGTATATCAACGTGGAGTAGGTGCATTTCAAACTTCACACAGTCCAATGGTAAAGTCTGCCGAGCAGTGGGCACAAGCGAGAGTTAATGCTTATATCTACCTGCTAAAGAACGGAAGACCACAAAACGCCAAGTATATAACTGATTACGACTTACTACCTAAGAAGCACCCTAAAAGCAATAAGAAATGAAAAAGACAGAAGAAACACCAAGCACTACATCTCCACGCAATTCAAAACGTGGGTGCTTATGTAAGAACGGCAGGACGTATTCAAGGAAATGCTGTGACGGAACATTAAGAGCTCAAGGTGTGGGCAAAATCTAACAGAGGAATTATTACTAGTTATTATTATATACTTTAAAGTTAAAATTTTATTATGGAAGGTAAAGCAACTCTTATATTAAAAGACATTATGCAGAAACTTTCTATGATTAACGCAGAAGAAGTAAAAGAAGAAGTAGAGAACGTAGAAGTATCTGCTGAAGAGGTTGCTCCTGAAGTTGAAGTCAAGGAAGAAGTTGCATTGTCTGAAGACGAAGTAACCGAAGAGGTTACAGAACTATCTGACGAATCTACTGAAGAAAAACTTGCTGAAGAAGACGAAGCTGAAAAAGAAGCTGAGGAAGAAGAAGAAGTTGAAGAAGAAGAAGAGGAATTAGAAGATGATAAATATGTTTCCAAGTCTGAATTCGATTCTAAAATCGCTGAACTCAAAGATATGATTGAGTCAATGAAAGGTGAAATGGGTAAGGATAAAGAATCTTACGAGCAAGAAAAAGCTGAATTGAGCGCACAGGTTGAAAAGTTATCTGCTGAACCAGCAGTTGAGCCTATTGCACACAATCCAGACGAAAAACAATCTAAAAACGAGGGCTTTAAGTTCGGTCAAAATCGCCCTCTTTCAACACTTGACCGAGTAATGTCCAAAATAAACTAAATAATAAATAAATTATGCCAACTCCATCAATTACTACTACATACGCAGGAGAGTTTGCTGGAAAGTACATCTCTGCTGCTCTATTAAGCGGTAATACAATCGCACAAGGCGGTATTACTGTAAAGCCTAATGTAAAGTACAAAGAAGTTGTAAAGAAAGTTGCTACAAGCGGTCTTATTGGGAACGCTTCTTGTGATTTTACTGACGCTGGTTCTTTGACTTTGACAGAGCGTATTCTCCAACCTGAAGAGTTTCAAGTAAACCTTGAGCTTTGTAAGAAGGATTTCCGTTCTGATTGGGAAGCTGTTCAAATGGGTTATTCTGCCTATGACAACTTGCCTCCTAAATTCGCTGATTTCCTAATCGGTCACGTTGCTGCTAAAGTTGCAGAGCAAACTGAGCAAAACATCTGGCAAGGTACTGACGCTACTGCTGGTGAGTTTGACGGTCTATCTACTTTGTTAGCTGCTGACGGAACTGTTGTAGATGTTACAGGTACTACTGTTACTTCTGCTAACGTAATCGCTGAACTTGGGAAAATCGTTGATGCAATTCCTTCTGCTGTTTATGGAAAAGAAGATTTGAAAATCTACGTTTCTTCAAACATCGCTAAGGCTTATGTATCTGCACAAGCTGCTTTAGGTTACAGAGACTTATACAATGTCGGTAAAACTGATATGAACTTTCAAGGTATTTCTTTGTTTGTTGCTAATGGTCTTGCTGATAACGATGCTGTAGCTGCTGAGACATCTAACTTGTACTTCGGTACTGGTCTATTATCTGACCACAACGAAGTTAAAGTTATTGATATGGCAGACCTTGACGGAAGTCAAAATGTCCGTATCGTAATGCGATTCACTGCTGGTGTCCAATATGGTATCGGTTCTGACATCGTTCTTTACACCTAATAATTAATCGTCTAATATGGGGGTGCTAAACCCACCCCCTTTTTAATACTTATA